TGGACTTGGTCATCCATATCAGAAGGTGGCTCTGCCATCTATGCTGCAGGTTATGCTGGCGGAAACTCCGCCATCTACAAGTTTGTTCTATCTACTGCTGGTGTTATGCCGACCCTGACATCAGGGATTGTAGCAGCACAACTGCCTATTGGTGAGATTGTTTATAAGATTGAGTCCTATCTTGGTTATCTGATGATAGGTACTAACAAGGGTATGCGTGTGGCTAGCATCTCAGATACAACTGGTGACTTATCATACGGTCCACTTATATTTGAAGATACTAATGGTGTCTATGATTTTGCATTCCGCGATAAGTATGTCTGGGCTACAGGTACTATTGGAACATCTCCTGGTCTATATCGTATTGACTTAGGCGCAGAGATTGAAACTTTACGCTTTGCCTATGCTAAAGATGCTTACCTTAGTACCGCTGCTGGCTATGCTACTAGCGTAGATTTTGTAGGTAATACCAACCAGATAGCCTTTACAACATCAGGCAGCAATGGCATAGCCATTCAATCAACTACAGTTTTATCAACGTCTGGCTCTATAACTACAGGCAAGATTAGATTTTCTACCCTAGAACTTAAAAACTATAAGCGTCTTCTTGCACGTGGTTCATTTACCTCTGGCACCCTTACTCTGTCATCTCTTGCTACCAATGCAGGTGGCTCTGATACTCAATTTGACCATATAGGTTATAGTCTTGAAGTAGAACCAGTAGAAGTAACTACAACTCAGCCTGAAGTAGCACAAGAGTTTCTTGCCTATAAGTTTACATTTGACCGTGACACTACTGATACTACCGCTGGTCCAACTTTTAAGGGCTATCAGGCTAAGGCTACTATTGCTACTCCCCGTCAACGTATAATTCAGTTTCCTGTTTATTGCTTTGATATAGAGACTGACAGGTTTAATACTGTAGTTGGATTTGAGGGCAGAGCCTTTGAGCGAATCAAACTACTAGAAGAGATTGAAAAGACAGGTGACGTTCTGACTTGGCAAGACCTGACAACAGGAGAATCACAGCAAGCAGTAATACAGCAGGTTACATTCACCCGTATGACTCCACCCGATAAGCGCTTTGATGGCTTTGGTGGGGTTGCAGAGATCACTATCAGAACGGTATAAGACTATGACACCACAAGATTGGGCTGCATTTGCTTTATCAATTACATCCTTAATAGGAGCATTTGCACTTATGATTCGCTGGATGGTTAAACACTATCTCAATGAACTTAAGCCTAATGGCGGCAGCAGTGTATCTGACCGACTTAACCGAGTTGAAACTCGCGTTGATGATATTTATAAATTGTTATGTGAGAAAGAATAATGGGATTTATAATACCTGAACCACAATGGGGCATACCAGTACCAGATATAGATGTATCTGAATGGATAGATGACGAAGATAACGACGACTAACCCGAAAGGTACAAGTGAAACATCCCCGTTTACTTGCAGTATGGTTTTTAATTTTTGGAACTTCTTTTTTATTTGCACCTTTAGCAGGTGCAGTTGCACCTGAATTAATGGCTAGAGATGTAACTATAATTTGTGCTAACCCTGCTGGAGAAACTTACACAGCCTTAACGGGTTGGGATGCAGACAACTCTTACTTTAATGGTAGAGGTGACATTGCAAGATTGTTTTGTGAAGGTGGATTTATTGGTGAGTGGACAACCTACATCAGCGATAACTACACAGGTATGGGAAGATACTACAATGGCATTGCACCTACTGTAAGTCCCAGCCCAGAGCCAAGTGCATCTGCCGAGCCTTCGCCTTCTCCAACTCCAAGTGAGTCTGTAACTGCTGTATCTGAAACTCCAACTGCTGTGACTGAGACTCCAACTGTTGTAAACGAAACTCCAACCGTTGTCGCAACACCCTCTCCTGAACCAACGCCACAACCCAGCCCATCAGAAACCCAAACAATATTAATAATTCCATCTGATACTCCTACTCAAACAGCAACCGTTGTGGTTGATACGCCAACAGTAGTGGTTCCCCCAAGTCCTGCACCTGAGCCAACACCTATTCCAGACCCACCACCTGTGGTGCAGCCTGAACCAGTAGTTATACCTGAGCCTCAACCTGTTCCTGAACCAGCCCCAGAGCCACCTCCTGTGGCTTCTGAGCCTGCTCCTGAAGTGGAAGAAGAAGCACCTGCTCCAGCGCCAGAACCTGTCGCTGAACCTGAACCAGTTCCTGTAGAAGAACCTGCGCCTGAGCCTCAACCTGAGCCTCCCCTAGAGGAAGAGCCTGCACCAGAGCCTGAGCCTGAACCAGAACCCGTTCCAGAGCCAGCGCCAGAACCTGTAATTGATGTTGCACCTGAACCTCCTGTTGAAGAACCTGAACCACCAGTTGTGGCTACAGAAGATTCTACACCAGAAGAACGAGAAGCAATAGCAGAAACGATCATTGAAGCAGCACAAGGTGAGCCAGTTACAGCACAGGCTATTCAAGAAGCAGGCTTAACTTATAAAGATTTACCTGCCGAAACACCAGTTGAAGTTCGTGAAGATGATAAAGGTAATGCAGTTGTTATTACCGCAGAGGTAGCAGCAGCACTTGTAATACTTGAAAGTCCTGCAGAACTTATTAACGCAATCTTTACTGACCCTGGGCAAGCCTTGCTTGCCATTACCAGCATTGGTGCAGATATGTCAGATGAAGAAAGAACAGAATCAGAAAAAATTATTGTCGCATCAGTTATTGCTGGACAGGCTGCAGTTACAGCAGCAAGTGCAGCAGGAGCAGCAACATATAGGAGAAAACTATGAAGATACTAAAAGATATGGTTGAACAATTATGGACTTTACTAGGTATGTTTATTGCCTGGGTAGTTCTTGATGGTTCAGCCAAGCAAGTTGTTGGCGTTGCTATATTTGCAACTTTATTTGTATGGGCAGTTACATACCCAATTAGAAATCCATTAGATGAGGATAATAAATGACAGTTGAACATAGTCAAAATGGCTGGGTAGCATCTAAAGATAAAGAAGCAATTAACATTAAACATTTTCCTGTTGCTGGAACAAAGATTAGATTACAATGCAACGAGATATGCGGTCCAGTATTAGCAGCATTTGCTGCTGAGTTTCATACTAAAGTTGAACCTCTTGAAGAGGGAGTCTTTGACGACTGGTCATATGCATACCGTCAGGTTCGTGGTCAAACAGATAACTTATCTAACCACTCATCAGGTACGGCGATAGACCTGAATGCCGTTAAGCATCCGCTTGGAAAAGAAAATACTTTTACTCCTGAGCAGCGCAAGACACTAGATATTCTTTGCAAGAAATATGGGTTGCGTGCTGGCTACACCTATAAGACTCGCAAAGATGATATGCATTTTGAAATAGTAGAAACACCTGAACAGGTAAAAGCACGCGTAATTAAGATGAAACTAAAGTAAAGGAATCCCCAAATGAATCAAGAAAAAATTAAACAGATTGCTTTAACATACCTACGCTCTGCAGCAGCAGTGGCTGCTGGTTTGTATATGACTGGCGTACACGACCCTAAGACATTAGCATCTGCTTTTGTTGCTGGTCTTGTTGGTCCAATTCTTAAAGCACTTGACCCATCAGCAAAAGAGTTTGGTATTACTAAAAAGTAATACTTATCTAAATTAGAAGCCCCCGCTTAGGTACTTTAACCTACCTAGCGGGGGTCTTTTTCTATTGGTAGGTAAGGTATAACGGTATTGGTCTTATGTTAAGACGTTGCCGTAACTTGTGACGTTGAGTTTCAGTAGTGTTACCCCAGTAACCAGCAACATTATACTTGAGTGCATAGTTTAGACATTCTGTTTTAACAACACACGCATTACAGATACTTTGAAGTGCTTTGATCTCAGAGTATTTACCCTTTCCATCTTCTATAAAAAACAATTCATTATCTGTTGACTCACAATTAGGTGTGTCAGTGGGTCTAAACATCTATCCTCCTGTTGAATAAAATCCCGTACCGTTAAACTTAACGGCTACACTGGACCATACACGTGTCATAGTTCCATTACAAGTACTACACATAGGTGGTATGTTTTCATTTGTTTCTACAATCTCATTACAAGTGTTACATTTAAAATCGTACATAGGCATTACTCGCAGTCTCTCCAATCCATCGGCGTTGGTGCCGTTGTTATAGTTCCACAGTCTTTACATTTTTGAGCAAGGTCATACCAAGTAACCTCTCTAGTTTCTTGGTCCCACATAACGGTGATCTCAAACATAAGACAACCGCATATGCAGGCAAATGTTGGCTGCCCTCTTAAGTCATTCACTTTTTATATCCTCATCTGTTTGAGGTCGCCACCCACCTAGATGTTTAATAAGAGAATTGATTGCACGTTGTACTTTCATACGTGCACCATCTGGTGTGCTGTCCATATCTTTTGCAAGCAATGCCCAGTCAGGTTGTTCTATACTAAAGCGCAAGCGTAATATGTTTTGCTTTGCTTCAGATAATTTATAGTAACCTGATGCTATGTCAGACCTTAATGACAACCAATTGTTGCCATCCGAAATCTCACTGGTTTTAACCATTCCACCTAAATC